GAGAAAAAATATGCTGATTACAGTATTCCTGTGTTTGGTTGCCAGCTTGCCCACGATAGTGCTAATCATGAAAATAAAGTCTCGGGCAAAAAACTTATTGAGGTTAAACTTGATGGGGTTCGTGTTATCACTATTGTTCGTGCAGATGGCCGCGTCGATATGTTTAGTCGTAACGGTAAGGAACTTGCTAACTTCCCTCACATAGCAGAACAGATTAGTAACGTAATCAAACAGAAAGGTTCTAGCAAGAGCATGGATGTAGTGCTAGACGGTGAGATTATGAGCTCCAGTTTCCAAGACTTAATGAAACAAGTACACCGCAAGGACAATGTCAAAGCAGGTGATGCTGTACTACACTTGTTTGATGTGTTACCTTTGGAAGACTTTGAAAAAGGTATTTACAACAAAGACCAAGAAACTCGTAGTGAGATGGTTAAGTTTTGGGTAGCAACAAATAAAGACCTATTGCCTAATGTGACAGCTTTAGAAAACGAGTTGGTTGATTTGGATACCGAAGAAGGCCAAAAGCGTTTCAAAGAAATCAACGCACAAGCCATTGCTGGTGGTTACGAAGGTATTATGATCAAAGACATCGATGCTCCATACGAATGTAAACGTAGTGTGGCTTGGTTAAAGTTGAAGCCATTTATCGAAGTTAGCCTTACAGTAGTTACTACAGAAGAAGGCACAGGTAAGAACGTAGGCAAGATGGGTGCGTTGGTATGCGAAGGTGTAGATGATGGCAAGGCTATTCGTGTTAATGTTGGTAGTGGCTTTACTGACCAACAGCGTGACGAGTTTTGGTCATGCCGTGTTGATGGCCAAGTTGTGGAAGTTCGTGCCGATGCTGTAACACAAAATCAAGACGGAACATATAGTTTGCGTTTTCCACGTTTCAAATCATTTAGAGGATTTACAACAGGTGAGAAAATTTAACTGGGAAAAGTTTAGAAAAATATTTTGGTTCTTGGCGGCCATACTGGTAGTTGTGGTTGTGTGGCCAATGCAAGACTCATTCAATGACGATATACGTGCTCATAGGTTTTGTGCTTATGGACAGGTATATGCGGAATTTGAACACAATGGAAAAACATGGGGTACTACATTTTTAGACGATAATGGTAAACCTGTTAGATGTTCAGAAGATGATACCAAAGAACAGACATCATTACACAAGGAAATAATATGAGAAGCAATTATTGGTCATGTTCAAAGTTTGCTGACTGGGTTCGCGGCACTAACAAGTTGAGTGCGGCAACAAGCGAAGAATGGGATGAGTGGCGTACCACTGCCCAAATGAAACATAACTTTCGTTACTGGCTAGCCGAAGAAGCATTAGACGCCGTTCAAAATTTTATTTGTTATCCTGGAGATAAATTAAATGACATCAGATATTACATCAACAATCGTTGGGTTAGTAAGAGTCACGCTCTTACTGCCGACCCTCGTGATATCCGCCCTGGCAGTTGGAGTGACGTTGGTAATCGGTTTCTCCCTTGTCTTTTTAAAGAGCTTGTGGATTTCGTTGAAATAGAACAAGCGTGGCATTATTGTATGTGGAACGAAGAGGAACGAGTAAAGTACAATGTTCCTTGGTATCGTAGTGGATGGTTACGCTGGCGTACTTGGCGTTGCCCAGAAGCAGGTCTTGCTTATCTAAATTGGGCTAGCACTCTTACTAACGAAGATTTTTTGGAAGAAGGTAAAAAGCACAAGGCAGAGCCAACTTATCAAGCCAAGTCCGCAAAAGAAATTATTGAACTTTACACTTGGTGGACTCAGACATATCGCAATCGCCCAGACCCTTATGAAGCAAGTGGCTGGACCGCCGCCTGCGAAGCAAGCCGTATTGCAAATGGCGGCCGTTTAAGTTTTAGTGCCGAAAAAGATCCTGTACTCAAAAAGGCTAGCGACAAGGCTCACAAGCTACTTCAAAAGATCGAAAAGGCTTATGAAGACGAAGATGAAGCTATGATGATCAGATTAATCCGTATCAGACATTCTCTTTGGACCTGAGGTTGACAAAGCGCCATTTTGGCGCTATAATATAAGTATTGTTTAACTAACAGGAGTATTAAATTGGCTAAAGTAGCAACTAAAACCCGTGTAACCAAAAAGCAAGTTATTGCACATCGTACTCGTGCTGTTCGAGATACTAGCCCAGTTTGGGAAGGTTGTGAGTCATGGGATGCTGATACCTTTCATCGCTTTTTTAAGAAAGCGATGGATTGGTATCGTTTAGAATCCGATATTAAAACTTACAAACCTGTTGTAGTTAAATGGATGGAAACTGTTGGATGCGCTAAAGCAGATATTCAAGCGTTCAAAAAAGTTAAAGATAGCCGCATCAATGGCACAATGGGTGCGGTCGCGGCTTGTTTGAATCGGGGTATGCAAACTCAACGTGCCGATTTTAACCAAGGACGCGATACTGCCGCTTGGCTCCGTGCTGAGATTGTAAAAGTTCTTGCTGACGGCAAAGATGACGTTGATCCGGACGTTGCGGCTGCAGAAAAAGAAGCCGCAAAGAAAGATGTTTACACACCGAGTATCCAGGAACGTCTCCGTGAAGTAGCATTGGGGATGACTGAGGAAATTGAAAAGGCGTATGAGTCATTTCAAACTGACCCGGAAAACTTTGATCCAAAAGCATTTAAGGTACTTAACTTGTTGAAAAGCCAACAAGCTAAGGCTGCTCATGCTCGCATCATCAAAGAGTTTTATGCTCGTGATTTAGCTGAACTAGAAGAGCTTGCTAGCGGTAATGCCGACGAACAATTGAAAGAAGGTTACAGCCATCGTAGTAAAAAGCAAATCAAAAACTTTATTGCCTTCTTAACTGAAATTAAAACTGCTTGCGAGATGCTGGCACAAGAAGCTAAAGTTAATCGTGCGCCACGTGCTAAGAAGACTGTACCTGCTGAAAAAGTAGTAGGCAAGATGAAGTACTTGAAAACTAACGAGCCGTTGAAGCTAGTTAGTATTAACCCTGCAGATATTTTGGGTGCAAAAGAACTGTGGGTGTTTAATATCAAAACACGTAAACTAGGTCGCTATGTTGCATCTGAGTTTTCAGACTTGGGAGTCAAGGGTACTACTATCACAGGCTTTGATGAGTTCAAGAGTATACAAAAGACTGTCCGTAAACCCGAAGAAAAACTCAAAGAGTTTAAAACAGCAGGTAAAGTTGCCTTGCGTAAGTTTTTAGACGACATCAACGCTACAGACACTAAGATGAACGGACGTATCAACGAAGATACACTACTGCTAAAAGTACAGTAATAGTTATCAAAACATGGATAAATACTCTATAAGAGAGTATTTTCCATGGCAAAACTATTTGATATCCAAGACACAACTGTTGCTATCAGCGACCTGACCCTGACTACGACACACGGCGAAGTAACTCATAACGGTAATATCAGTGTTATGGGAGATATTTTATCCAATAACGACCTAACAGTTAGAGGTACCCTGACAGTTGATACAATTAATGTTGCAAATTTAATTAGACAAAATAGTAATTCATCCGATTCAGGCCAATGGGTCGGAAGTGCTGAAAGCGATATAAATGGTAAAGGCCTCAGCTGGACTTGTGATACAGTTCAAAATCAATTAATCTATCGAACAGGCGGACGTATTTGGTCGAGTGCGGATTTTGACCTTAAAGCGGGTGCAAAATATAATATTGACAATGTTCCAGTGTTAAGTGCAGGAACACTGGGACCATCTATTAAAACTAGTAGTCTAAGCCGTGTGGGCACTTTAGTTTCATTAAATGTATCGGGTGATGTAGAAATAGGAGATTTTGCCTATTTCAATAGTACATTTAATCGTTTAGGTTTGGGAACAAATGAGCCTATAGCTGCAATTAACATTATAGATAACAATGTAAACATTGTGTTGGGTAGTCCAGATTATGATCTTGCTGAGTTTGGAACTAATAGTAATCACGATCTAGCTCTTGTTACAGATAAACAAACTCGTATATTAATTAAAAATAGTGGTGAAGTTGATATCAACGGAGATTTGAATATAAATGGAACTCTTACAGCAACCAGTGTAGTAACTGATAATAGAGTTGATAGAACACACCCATTGCAATTTTCTGCTACTAAAGATACAGGATTATTTGGATTAGGTTTATTATGGAGTAGCTCATCGTCTATCCATCAATTTATACTGACACCAAATCCCACAAAGTTTTCTAGTAGCGAAACAATAGATTTAGCAGCAGACAAAACTTACTCCATCGAAGGGCAAACAGTTCTTAGTCTAACACAACTAGGTTCGAGTGTAACTAGTTCATATCTAACACAGTTAGGAACTTTACAAAGTCTAACAGTTGACGGACAAGCCAATTTTAACAGTCTGACAGCTGCCAATATAAATGTTTCAGGTATTAGTATACAAGGATCAACAATAACAACACAAAATGAATATACAGTTAATGCTGGTTCTGCCGAATTGTTCTACGGGGATAATAAACAGATTAATATTGGTGATATCAGTTTACAATCTAAACCAGTTAAAGTATTTGGTAATTTAAGTGTAAACATTCAAAATCCAGATCCAAATTTAAGTTTTAGTGTAGCAGGTGATGTTAGTATTGGTAATAAAAAATTTACCAATGCAGACAGCTATCCAACTTCAGGAAATTATTCAGTTGGAGATATCTGCTGGAATACTAAACCGCAAGCACACAACTATGTAGGTTGGGTATGTGTTACAACTGGTAGTCCTGGAACATGGTTGGGATTCGGACAAATAGCTAATCAATAAACTTGACCTTACGCTATAAAAGCGTATAATTATATTATGCGGCCTTAGACGCTCATCCCGCATCGTGTGCTAAATATATGTAAGGAGCAACAATGATTTATCTTTACATAAAACAACATACTATAACTGGATTAAAATATTTTGGAAAAACTGAAAGAAAAGATCCGTATATCTATAGTGGCTCTGGCAAATACTGGAAGCGACATTTAAAAACATATGGCAAAAATATTGCCACACTCCAAGTATGGGAATTTTCTAATATAGAAGAATGTGAGATTTTTGCTTTAAATTTTTCCAAAGAAAATAATATAGTAGAATCTGCCGACTGGGCAAATTTAAAATATGAAAACGGTAAAGATGGAAACCCAAAAGGCTGGCAAGGTATGATAGGATCGAAAAATCCTCTGTACGGACAGACTGAAGAATTAAACAATTTTTATGGTAGAAAACATAGCCAAGAAACCATCCAGTTATACAAAGAACAAAAAGCAGGCGGAAACAATCCAAGAGCAAAGAAGATTACAACTCCGTATGGACAATTTACTAATGTCAAAGAAGCAGGAAAAGTATTAAAAATGCATCTATCAACATTAAGAAAATTACTCAATAATAGTGAAAATGGCTATCACTGGGGTTGGAAATAAATTCTAAATATAGTATAATACATAATTAAAATAGTGGACTCAGACGCTCATCCCACTCAAAATACTCTGCGTGTCATTGTTAACAGGAGACATAACAATGGCAAAATTTTACTCAACAAAAACATACGGCAATGACCGAGGCTTATCATGCTGTTTTAGACAATGGCGTGCCACACATAGCCACTGTTCAACACTTCACGGATACTCAATCGGTATCAAACTAATCTTTGAATGTGATACACTGGATGACAAAAACTGGTGTATGGACTTTGGCGGTCTCAAAGCATTTAAAGCCTGGGCAGACTATATGTTTGATCACACTTTGGTTATTGCCGAAGACGATCCACAGTTGGAATTTTTCAAACAGATGGCTTTAATCGATACTAATTGGACTTTGCCTGAAGCAGGTCCAAATGAAATGCAAGTTAATAGAGACAATTTTGAGCCGTACCAAAGAGGATCACTTTGCGATCTACGCATTGTACCCGGAGTTGGCTGTGAAATGTTTGCCAAAATGTGCTATGAAAAAATGGCAGACTTGTTAGTAAACGGCAATCAACGTTATCCGATTAACCCAACAGTAAGAGTTAAATCAGTTGAAGTATTTGAACACGGTGCTAATTCGGCTACGTACGAAGGCTAATTATTTTTGGCGCCTTTGGGCCAAAGCATTAGGAGAGAAAACGGGCAAAACGGATGAAGAATCAGACCGAATTGCTTGCATTCGTACTGTAATTGTGTTAATATACATTATCACAAATTTTTTTATAATCGCAGGCGTCATAAGGCATTGGTAATGAAACGAATAGGCTTCGCATGTAAATGGATTGACCATCCTCATCAGGTTAACGGTATTGGTCTAAAAGACGATGCTAAACAATACAACACAGGCACAACTACTATCTCTTGGTTAAACAGACAATCGAGAGATGTAGCGGAGCAGAAACTATGGGACCTAATGGTAGGCAATATCGAAGCAACAAGGAAATTGGTTGAACGTGTCAGCCAACTTGATGCTCCTCTTAGGATGGTTCGGATTAGCAG